GTGATCGTAAAACGGGTCGGGGTCGGGGAAAAAGGCTTGCAGCTGCGCGATCAGGTGGATTTGCGGCGCTGGACATTCGCCGGCCCCGTCGCCGAGGCCTACGAGGTCAGCCGGGCCCCCATCGCGATGATCGAGGGGCCTACGGGGGGTGGGAAGACCACGGCCTCAAGCCGCCGGTACGTCCGCGTCGCAACCTGGCAACAGCCTAGTCCCCGCGACAGCGTGCGTCGAGCCCGGATCGTGTGCATCTGCCCAACCTATCGGCGGGCCTGGGACACGATCATGCCCAGCTACTTCAAGGTCTATCCCCAGACCATGGGCGAGTTTCGCGGGTCGCGCGGCGACCCGGCGGACCACACCTTCGACATGGTGGTCAATATCCGGGGCCAGCCCTCGCGCCTGCATGTCGAGACCCTGTTCCGCGCCGTCAACGACCTGGATATCGAGGACTTCTTCCGGGGGTTCGAGTTCACCGCGATCCACCTGCCAGAAGCTGACACCAACGCGGACCTGCCGCAAATCCTGTCGCTGGGATCCAACCGCGTCGGCCGCTACCCCGAGCCCGAGGATCGTCCGGACGGCGGCGAACCGGGCTATTCGGGGATCTTCGGCGACGCCAACGCCCCCATGATCGGCACCGCCTACCACACCCGGTTCCATCTGAAGCGCATGCCCGACGGCGGCCGGGCGCCGGTCACCGACCGGCTGTTTCGCCAGCCCGGGGGCTTCTCCGCCAATGCCGAGAACATGGCCAATCTGCGCCGCATCAGGCCGGACTACTACGCCCACATGGCGACCCAGCTGGACGCCTATGACATCGGCCGGATGATCAACAATCGGCCGGGCTATGGCCGCCACGGCCAACCCGTGCATCCCAATTTCGACCAGGACCGCCATGTGGCGATCCGCTCCCTGGAGGTCGATCGCTTCTCGCCGGTCTATGTGGGCATCGACGCCGGGTCCAACGCCATGATCCCGGCCGCGACCTTCAGCCAACGCGCCTATTCGGGCCAATGGCGCACCCTGGCGGAGATCTACCTGCCCGACGGCCAGATGACCACGGAGGAGCTGGGCGGCGAGATCCGGCGCATCATCGAAACCCGCTTCCAGCATGCGCCCGGCGCCATGCTGTGCCTGGATCCCGCCGCCGGCGGGGCCAACGCGGCCAGCGAATTCACCACGGCCCAGGCCCTGCAGCACTATACGGGGATCGAAGCCCAGCTGGCCCCCACCAATGTGCCCAAGGATCGGCGGGCGGCCATTGACCGGCTGTTTCGCAAGAGCGTGGGGCCCGGCGAGCCGGCCAAGATCATCGATCCGGATTGCATCGGCCTGATCCAGGGCTACGCCGGCGGCTTCCACTACAAACGGCGCGGCCAGGTGGTCGGGCTGAGCCCGGAAAAGAACCGGTTCAGCCATGTGGTGGAGGCCGACGAATACGCCGCGCTGACGGTGGAGGGTATCGGTCCCGTGGAGGGCCGGTTCATCCGACAGGACGGGGAGGGCGGCCATGATGCTCCTCGCCCGATCTACGATCCCTAGGAGCGCTCGCCGATGAAATCTCTTCGCCTCGCTCTGATGGGGGGCGCGCTGGCGCTGGCGGCGGCCGCCCACGCCCAGACACCGACAATGACGGGTCAAGTCCTGACGCCCGGCGGCGCGATCAAGCCGCTGGCCCCCGTGGCCCAGTTCAGCCAGGCCTGTAATGGCAATAACGGCGGCCTGGTCGGCCAAGTCTATAACGGCGTGACTTGCGGGGCGCCGCCGCCCAGCAGCCTGCCGGCCAGCGGCGTCAGCGCGGTCACCGCGACGATCTCCAGCGCCTCCGCCTCCGGGTCCTTCACCCCCCAGGGCGGCCGGGCATTCCACGTTCAGCTGTCGGGAACCGCCTCGGCCGCCTGCTATCTGGAGCGCCAGCTGGACGGCGCGACCTGGGTCCCGCTGACTGTCACCGCCAGCGGGATCACCACCATCCTCTACAACTGGAGCTACGTCGGGTCGGCGCTGTCTGAGGACGTGGTGGAGGCGCAGTACGGCGTGCCCTACCGCGTGGACTGCGGCGCCCAGCTGGGATCGTTCACCTCGGGAGCCCTGGCCGTGAGGATCAGCCAATGATGCGCCGGCCGACGCGCGTCCGTCACGGCTGGATCGCCGCCCTTCTGGCGCTCTGCCTCACACCCACGCCCGCCCCAGCCCAGATCGACCCCGTGGCCCGGGGTATGGCGGGGGCTGCGGGGGCGAATGCGAGCGCTGCTCTAACAATCCCGCGCACACAGTTCGGCGGTTCGATTGTCGGCGCCTGCGACAGCCTCACAGCCAATGCAGTGAACTTCAATAGCTCGTCGAGCGGGGTCGATACGTGGTATCCGAAGGCGGTTTTCACGCAGCTGGTCGCACTGTCCGGCGGCCGGCTGCGGCCCGTGCGGATCAACCCGACCGGCTCCGGCGCGGCGTCCGGCGGATGGCCCGTGGCCGGCGGCAACTTCGGCCAGACGGTACAGGTCTTGGTCGCGCGGGGCGGCTCTGGCTACAACCCTGCGACCACGAGCATCAGCTTCGCTTCATCGGGCGGGGGCGCCTCGCCCACGGCCACGCCGGTCATCACCAACGGCGTGATCACCGGGGTCACGATCACCTCTGCCGGCTACTACAGCACCGTCGGCCCCCAGGCGACGATCACGGACACGTCAGGCTCTGGCTCCGGCGCAGTTCTGACCTCGATCATCACCGGATCGGGCGAATACGCCGTGGGCGGCCTGGATACCGTCCAGGCCGAAGCCTTCATCCCGGGGATCATCGCCTCGGGCGCCAAGAACGTCCTGTGGATGTGCGGGACGAACAATCTGTCCAACCCCAGTAACGGGGCGGGCAACGCCTCGGGCACGGGTTACACCCTAGCCCAGACCCAGGCGAGCGTGCTCAAGAGCATCAACGCCTTCGTCGCGGCCGGCATCAGGCCCATCGTCATCGCGCCCCTGGACCGCGCCGACAGCAACGGTTCGTCCGCGCGCCAGAACGCCAACGAGCTGCGCCGTTGGTATGTGACCCAGTTGCCCGCGCTCGTGCCCGGCGTGATCGTGGTCAACCCCACGCCCTACGTGAATGATCCCAACCTGGACGGCGCCAGCAACGGCGCGACAGGTTTGCCTGTCGCCTGGACGTCGGACGGCCTGCATTGCAACAGCCTGGGTTGTTTCGGCATTGCTCAGGTGATCTGGAATCAGCTCGCCAGCTATTTCCCCGGTCCGTACCTGACGGACAGTTCGCCATCGGCCGACTATTACCAGACGCTGGAGCCGACCGGAAACTTGCTGCCCACGGCGCTCAACAAGACCGGGACGACGGCCGTCACCTCCGGCGAGACGCCCTGGTCGGGCACCCGCGACGCCAAGGTCTACCTGACGCGGACCAGCAATTGCACCGGCACCGGAACCGCCGTCGCGTCCGAGGTCGCCCACGCCTCGGGACGCAACGGGACGGCGCTGAACCTCGCCGTCAGCATGACGGGCGAGACGGCCGGCTGCGCCTATCGCCTGTATTTCATGAACAGCAGCGCCAGCACCTCGCAATCCACGTTCGGGGTCGGCGGCTCCAACACGCTTCAGTCCGGCTGGACGATCCGTGCGGCGATTGATGAACTGACCATGGGTCCGGTCAGCGGCCAAAGCGCCACGGTCGGGCTGGAAGGCATCCGCCTCAAGCTGCAGGCGGAACAAGGGAGCGCAATCAGCCTGGGCGCGACGGTTCCCAACGGCTCCACGGCGCAGCAGGCGGCGGCCTGGGGCGACTTTCTGGATACCTCAGGCTTCCCGGCCTACACCGGCAATACGCTCTTCCTGCAGACCCGCGAACTGACGCTGAACAGCTACGCCTACGGCGTGCTGATGTATCTGGACTTCGTGTGCGGCGCCTCGACCTGCAGCTTCAACGCCAATCTGTATGGCGCGAGCGTGCGCCAGGTGCTGGGGGCCACACAATGAGGTTATCAAGCAGGCGCTGTCACCGCGACCACGCTGACTTTGCAGGTGCAACCGCTTACGTCGAGCGCTGCGACCGCGGGCGTGGTCACCGTCGATAGCTGCGCCTGGCGCCTCGCCGGCCTCGGCGCCGTGGCTCAACAATGAAAAGACGGCTCCAGCTGGTGGCCTGACCTTCATCCGACGCCCCGCTCCGCGCCCCTAGCCTAGCCCTCCTCAGCCATCGGGGAAGCGCCCATGTCCGGACTGTTCGGCCCCAAGCCGCCCGCGCCCGTTCCGACGATCAACACGGCGAACGCGGCCAATCGGGTCAACACCGCCCTGGCCAACCGGCTGCAATCGGGCGGCACCAACGCCGACCAGACCAGCAACGCCACGGCCGCCGTGGGCGGCGCGCGCCTGCCGACCCTGACGGGCCTGAACTGATGGCGGCCATCGTCCAGCGGCGCGAGGTGGACGATTACTTGCGCCAGTTCCAGGGGCTGCGCACGGCTCGCGTCGACTACGATCGCAAATGGCAGCTGGTGTCCGATTACATCCTGCCCCGGCGCGATTTCAGCGTGACGCGCCGCCCGGGCCAGCTGCGCCCGCACCGGGTGACCAGTTCGGTGGCCACCAACGCCAACAGCCGCATGGCGGCCCTGGTGCTGGCCTATTGGATCGATCCGACGCGGCCCTTCCTGCTGCCCAACGTCAAGCGCGGCCTGGTGGCGGCTGGCCGGCGCACCGACATCGACGACGCGGGCCTGGACTATCTGGGCGACATGGAATGGTCGGTGTTCGACCATATGCTGCGCCCGCGCGCCCAACTGGCCCTGCGCATGGGCTCGATGCTGAAGGAATTCTGCGCCTTTGGCTGCGGGGTGATCTGGACTGGCCGTCGGCGCGGGTTCGGACCCTATTTCAACACCCGGCCCGTCCAGGCCTGCTGGTGGAGCGAGAACGAAGAGGGGGTGATCGACACCCTCTACTTCAAGATGCTGCTCCCGCTCTATCGGGTGTTCGCGCGCTGGCCCAAGACCGCCCCGCAACTATGGCCCAACCAGGCCGACAAGGGGCCGGACGAAAACGCCTTTACCTCCATCGTCCTGGCCTGCCGCCCGCGCCAGGGGGGCCGACCGGGCGCGGTGGTGGAGAACAAGCCCTTCGCCTTCGTGGCCATCGCCGAGGAAAAGGGCGCGATCCTGGAAACCTCGGGCTACGACAGCTTCCCCTATGCGGTGTACCGCTACGACCCGATGCCGGGCGAGGCCTATGCCGAGGGGCCGGGCTGCCAGGTGCTGCCTGATGTGATGGTGCTGAACCATCTGCAACAGGCCATCGAAAACGGCGCGAGCCAGAAGGCCGAACCCGCCCTGGCCGTGCCGGCGCGCATGTTCGGCAAGACCCTGGACCGCCGGGCCGGGGCGCTGAACGCCTATAACGCCGCGGGCCTGGGCCTGCAGCGGGCGGATCAGGCGATCCTGAAGCTGGATTTCACAGGCGACATCAGCGAGGCCGTGGCCCTGAAGAAGTCGCTGATCGACGACATCGAGCTGGGCTATTTTGTCGACTGGCTGCGCCTGCGCGAGAGCGGGGACATGACCGCCGAGGAGGTCACCGAACGGCGCGATATGCGCCTGCGCGGCATGAGCTCGATCGTCGCCAACCTGGAGGCGCCCACCTGTTCCATGGGCGACCGGACGCTGGAGATCATGGCCGCCGAAAACCTGCTGGCCCCCGCGCCCGCCTCGATCGCCGGCGCCGCGGTCGATTGGGAATACGCCGGCCCGCTGCAGATCGCCCAGCTGCGCGGCAATATCCAGTCTGTGCTGCAGCTGATCAACGCCCGCGCCCTGGTGGCCAAGGACGATCCGGCCGCCGCCCAGGCCGTGGACCTGGAGGAATGCCTGCGCGTGATCCAGGAGGCCCTGGCCACCCCCACGGCCACCATGAACAGCCGCCAGAAGGTGGCCGCCGCACGCGAGGCCCTGGCCCATCAGCAGGCGCAGCAGCAGAACGCCGACAAGCTGGCCCAGGTGGCCGCCGCCGGCCGCGACGCGGGGGCCGGCATCGCCTCGGTGGCCGGCGCCATGCCGCCCCAAGGCCCCGGCGGACCGGCCGCGCCCTTCGCGCCCGCAGCCCCGTTCGCCCAGCCCGTGGCGGCCTAGATGGAGACGCCCCCTCACGCCCAAGCCTTCGACGCCGCGCGCCTGATCGCCGACCTGCGCAAGGGAGACCCGGAGGCCATCGAGCGCGCCTATCGCGCCACCTTCGCCAGCGACCTGGGGCGGCTGGTTTTGGCCCACCATCTGTCGGCGTGCGGCGTTGGCAACGCCTTCGGCCCGCACCTGAGCGACGCCGAGCTGCGCTACCAGGTGGGCCGCCACGATGCGGCCATCGACCTGGCCAGCCGCGCCCTGTTCGACCAGTCCTCGATCGTGGGCGAAATCCTGTCTGAAAGCCTGCAAGGAGCAACCGACGATGCGCACGCGAACCACCCGCCTGATGAGATGGCATACATCCCGCCTGATGACGATTTCTGACGCCGGCGGCGGCGCGGCCGCGGGCGCCGGCGGCGGCGATGGCGGCGCGGCCGGGGGCGCCGGCGGCGGCGGCGGGGAAAAGGCCTATTACGAGACCTTCGCCAATGCGGATCTGCGCACCCATCCCTCCGTCCACAACTTCAAGACCGTCGAGGATCTGGCCAGCGGCTATGTGAACCTGGAAAAGCGGTTCGGCATCGATCCCAAGCGCCGCATCGACCTGCCCGCCGATCCCAATGACGCAGAGGGCATGCGCGCCGTCTATGCACGCCTGGGCCTGCCGGAGAAGCCCGAGGGTTATGGGTTCAAGCTCGACGACAAGGCCAGCGACGGCGACAAGGCCATGCTGGCCAAGTTCGTCGATCACGCGCACAAGGCCGGCATGCCCGCGCCCATGGCCAAGGCGGCCATGGAATTCTGGACGGCCCAGGTCGCTGAAGCCACGGCGGCCCAGCAAGAGGCCTTCAAGGCCCAGGCGGCCGAGGGCAAGGCCGCCCTGCAAAAGGATTGGGGCGCGGCCTATGAGCCGCGGGTCAAGGAAATCGGCAACCTCCTGGCCACCTATGGCGACAAGGCCCTGGTCGATGAGCTGAACGGCGAGAAGCTGGGCAACTATCCCAACCTGGCGCGGTTCCTGGGAAAGATCCTGGACCGGATGGCCGAGCCTGGCTCTGCCGGCGGCGAAGGCGGGGACGCGGATCGCGGCAATGGCCGGCCTTTGACGCCGGCCCAGGCCACGGCCGCGGCGCGGGCGCTGGAGGGCGACCCGATCAAGGGCGCGGCCCTGCGCGACCGCAACCATCCCCAGCACAAGGCCGTGGTGGCGGAGCGCATGGCCCTGTTGGCGATGACGCAACCGGCGGCTTGACGGGCGCCGCAAATCAGGCAAGTCATCGCGTTCGGTGCTCCGCAGTCGGGTAGTCCGCCACGGCGGGTCCGAAGCGGAGCACGCGCCCAGGGGCGTTAAGCCAGGCTCGCGTCCGGTTATCCGGGGAGTGCTGCCGATCAAACCCACTCAGATTTGATCGGAGCCGCGCGCGACAGCGCCGGCCGGAGCACCGGAGCCGTCGCATGTCGACCGCCGAAGATACGATCCTTTCCCAGTATGTGCCGGGCTTCAAGGCCAACCTGGACCTAGCCCCGCAACAGACCGATACCCGCCTGCTGGGGACCGTCGACAGCGACCTGGCCTATGACACGCCCGGCCAGATGTTCAACGCCGACGACGTGCAGACCTCCGATCCGGAGGCGGCCGTGGGGCGCGTGCCGGACACCCCCGACAAGTTCATCGCCATGACCCGCCGCATCGGCTTCTTCGCGCCGTTCCAGGACAGCGCGTGGCTGGACAATGTGGACAAGGCCCGCGAGCTGGTGGACCCCACCAACAAGATCATGATGTCGCTGATGGCGGGCCGCTGGCGCTATGTGGACAAGGCGATCATCGCCGCCGCCCTGGGCCTGGCCTATTCGCGCCTGGACGCCGCCAGCGCTCCGACGGCGACCGCCCTGCCGGCCGGCCAGGTGATCGCCTCGACCGACGTGTCGGCGGCGCACGACGGCGAGGTGGTGCCGGCGGACGGCTCGCAATACGGCCTGTCGGTGGGCAAGATCCTGAAGGCGGGCTTCCTGCTCGACGAAAGCGAGCTGGAGGGCCAGCGTCACTGGGTCGGCACCTCGCAACAGAAGATGGACCTGCTGCGCCGCACGCCGGTGACCAGCCGCTACTACACCGACGTCCAGGCCCTGGTCGGCGGCAAGATCGACGAGTTCATGGGCTTCCGCTTCCACTGGCTGAAGTCCACCCGCGTGCCCTCCGCCGGCCTCGGCCACGACGGCGCGTCGGCGATCCGGCAGAACATCGCCTATATCCAGGACGCCATCTGCTATCGCGGCCGGCCGATCACCGACGCGCGCATCGCCATCCGCCACGACAAGTCCGACACGCCCCAGGCCTTCTACAAGACCGAGCATGGGGGCGTGCGCCGCTATGACAGCGCCGTGGTGGAAGTCGATTGTTACGAAGGCGCCGCCTACTAACCCCCGCCCTTTGAAGGACCAAGATCATGACCAAGCGTTATGGCGCCCTGGTGGGCGCGGTGACCCAGCAAGTCCCCGCCGTTCCGGTGGACATGGCGTTCAAGGACACCAGCGACCACATCCTGGTGCGCGACCAGATCCTGCTGGCCGCGGCCCCGATCGCCGACACGATTTCCCTGGGGATCTTCGGCTGGGAAACCGTGCTCGATCCGGTGGCCTGCGACGTCTATTTCGACGCCCTGGGCGCCAACTCGACCCTGTCGATCGGCGACGTCAACTATCCCGCCGCCCTGGCCGCCGCGACCGACACCCACACCGCCGCCGGCAGCGTGAAGGCGCTCAAGACCATTACCATCGGCAACTGGTTTCAGCCCCTGTGGCAGCAGCTGGGCTACGCCAGCCTGGCGGCGGCGCGGCTGGTCGAAACCCAGTGCGAGCTGCTGGCCACCATCGCCGGCGGCGCGGCCACGGGCAATGTCGTCTGGCAGTTCAAGGGCCAGAAGCGCATCTGATCCCCTTTCGCCCCCGCCCCGCGTCGCAACCGATGCGGGGGCGAAGATGCGGCGCGCCGGGCGACTGGCGCGCCGCAGGCCTTTTAGGAGCCCGCCATGGACGCCGCCCAGGTCAAGACCGTCAATACCGCCCTGTTCATGCTGGGCCAGGAGCCGGTCGCCGATCTGTCGGAGGCCAGCCTGGAAGGGTCCAACGCGGCGCGCAAGATCCTGCGCGGCCTGGACGACGCCCGCGACGTGGTGCTGGCCGCCCATGGCTGGGTCTGCGCCCTGACCTATGTGACGCTCAATCCGGCCGAGATCGACGGCTATGTCAATTTCCGCTACCCGACGGTGTTCTACCAGCCGGGCGACGCCCTGCATGTGTGGGAAGTTGAGGGTTGCCGCTATGACCGGCGCCTGGGCGGCTGGGGGCCGCGCTGGCAGGCGGGAACGGTGGAGACGGTGGGCGGAGCCCGCAAGATCATCCGCGCCGCCAGGGATCATCTATGGGCCGACGGCTGCGTGTCGGCGCTGGAGGTCGCCTATGTGCGCCGCGCCAGTTGGAGCGCGCTGGACACCCATGTGGCCGACGCGGTCGCGGCCGAGGCGGCCTATCGCGCCTGTTATAGCGTGACGGGCGACAACGCCCGCGTGGCGACCCTCGAAAAGAAGGCCATGGCGGCGCGGATGGAGGCGATCGGCGCGGACGGCACGCAGGAGGGCGGCCAGCCGCCCCTGGCGCCCTCGATCCCTCAGCGCCTGCGGGACCTCAGCCGCTAGGGTTCATCCGACGCCGCCATGGCCCCGCGATAGTCGGGCCATGGTCCAGACCGGTTTCATCAACAGCTTCACCTCGGGCGAGATCGCCGAGGATGCGTGGGATCGCAATGATATCCAGCCGATCACCAAGGGCTGCGAGGAAGCCGCCAATCTGATCATCCGCATCGCCGGCCCCCTGGGCAAGCGGCGCGGGTTCTGGCGGCTGGGCAATGTGGCGGACCAGACCAAGCTGGCGCGGCTGATCCCCTTTCGGCGCTCGATCGACGACGCCCTGATGCTGGAGTTCGGCGACACGATCGCCCGCGTCTGGTCGGCCGACGGGTCGCCCCTGATCGATCCGGGCACCGGCCTGCAAGCCCAGTTCGCGACGCCTTACACCCAGGCCCAGCTGGCCGGCCTGCGCTACAAGCAGGTGGCCGATGTGATCTATTTCCGCCACAACACCGGCCTGCCGCCCCAGGCCCTGCAGCGCGACAGCGACACCAGCTGGGCGTTCAATGTCGAGACCTTCCCCAACGGCCCGTGGCTGGCGGAAAACGCCAACGCCGCCCAGACCATCACCGTGGCCGGGGATAGCGAGGAGGACGCCAATCCGCACCTGACGGGGGCTTCCGGCACGATGCTGCCGGGCACGGCGGTGACCCTGACCACGGCCTTGGCGGCCTTCGATCCCGCCATGGTGGGCGCGACCTTCCGCATCCGCCAGGGCACGGGCGCGGCCAGCGTCAAGACCTGGTCGACGGGGTATCGGCCGCCGGCGGGCGAATACTGCGCCTCGGCCGGCCTGGTCTATCGCTGCACGACGCCCGGGACCGGCGCCCTGACCAGCGGGGTGGACGAATATGTGACGACGCCCCCGGTGCAGACCTCGGGCGACCAGAGCGACGGGTCGAACCTGTGGACCTATCGCCACGATGGGGCCGGCGTGGTGCAGATCACGGCGGTGACCAGCGCCACGGAGGCGACTGGCGTGGTGCTGGCCGGCGTGCCCCTGGTCGATGGCCAGAGCACCCCCTGCTTCTCCGAATGCGCCTATTCGGCCTATCGCGGCTGGCCGCGCATGTGGCCCTCGGTGGTGGAGGAGCGCCTGGTGGACGGGGCCACGCGCAACAACCTCGACATGTTCGACATGACCGAAACCGCCGGCTTCGACCCGGTTTCGCAGACCTTCACGCCCGGCCTGGGCACCGGGGCCGTGGTCGATACCGACGCGATCCGCCGGCGCGTGGGGGCGGACGGGGCGCAAATCCTGTGGAGCATGCAGGCGACGTTCCTGCTGCTGGGCACCGCCAGCGGGGAATACATCGTGTCGGGCGGCCTGTTCGGCGAGCCGGTGACCCCGGCGACGGTGGTGGTGCGCGACCTGTCCAGCTACGGCTCCGAGGACGTCTATCCGGTCAAGGCGCACCAGGGCCTGATGTTCGTCACCCGCGGCGGCCAGTGCATCCGCAAGTGCCAGGTCGACGTGCAACAGAACCTGGAGCGCGACGACTACACCTTCCTGGCCAGCCATATCGCGGTGCGCCGCTTCGCCCAGCTGGCCTGGGTCCCCTATCCCGACGAGGTCCTGTGGACGCGGCTGGGCGACGGCGGCCTGGCGGCCATGACCTTCCACGAAGAGCAGCAGGTGCGCGGCTGGACGCGCCAGCAAATCCCCGGCGGCTTCATCGTCGAGGACATCGTCACCCTGCCCGGCCCAGGGCGGCTTGAGACCTTGTGGATGATCGTGAGCCGGGTGCAGGGCGGCGTGACCCAGCGGATGCTGTGGATGCAGTCCCAGGCCAGCGACGGCCTGTTCATCGACGGCGCCGAATACTATGACGGCGCGCCCACCGCGGCGGTTGGCGGCCTGGCGCACTACACCGGCGAGACCGTGCGCGTGGTGGCGGACGGGGCGCAGTATGACCTGGCCTGCGTCGGCGGATCGGTGACGCTGCCCACGGCCGCGTCGATCGTGCAGGTGGGCCTGGGCTTCAAGACCTGTTTCCGGTCGCTGACGCTGGATCTGGGCCAGATGGCGGCGGCGCTGAACCTGCGCCAGCGGCCGACCCAGATCGTCGCCCGGCTGAAGACCTCCGTCGCCCGCGTGGGCGTCGCCGGCGGCCTCTTGGAGCGGGTATCGACGCGCACGGCTCAGGATGTGCCGGCGGCCGTGTCGCGCTCGGCCATCGTCCAGGCCACGGTCGCGGTGGGAACCTCGCGCGATCCGCGCATCGCGATCGAAGAAGACACCGCCTACGACCACGTCATCTATAGCCTGAAACCCACGGTGGCCGTCGGTGGCTAAGCCCGGGCTGAAACTGCGTCCCTACAAGCCCGGCGACGCCGACGCCTTCACCCTGCGCGGAGATTTCGAGCAGGACCGCCGGGCCATGGCCTGGGACTGGGACGCCGGACCGCCGCCCGGGCGCACCTGGGCGCTGCTGCGCGGCGCGGCCGTGGTCGGCCTCGGCGGCGGCTTCGACCATGGCCAAGGGCGGTGGGAGGCGTGGGCCTATCTGTCGGACCTGCCGCGCCGCGACTGGCCGCGCGTCGTGCACCTGGCGGCCCGTGTGCTGGAGCTGATGACCGCCGAGCTGGGCGCGCGCACGATCGAGGCCACGGCGCGGGCCGACAGCGACGGGGCGGCGCGGGTGCTGGGCCGGCTGGGCTTCACAGCCACGGGCGAGCAGGTGCGGCTGCGCGGCGGCCTAGTCTATAACCACTATCTGCGGCGGCGCTGAAAATGGACCCGTTCACGATCGCGGCGGGCCTGGGAGCCATCGGCAGCCTGTTGAAGGGCGTCACCGGCCTGTTCGCCGGCAATACCGAGGCCAAGGCCGAGCGCAACGCCGCCAGCCAGGCCGAGGCCGAGGGCGGCGAGGCCGCCAGCCAGGCGGTACAGAGCGGCAATGCGGCGGCGGCCAGCGCGGCGGTGCAGGGCGCGGCCAATGGCGGCGGTTTCGTCGGCTCGACCCTGGGCGTGGTGCAGGACCTGGCCAACCGGGCCATGTTCAACGCCCGCGCCGCCGCCTATCGCGGCCGGGTGCAGGCGCAGAACGACATGTACCAGGCCGGCGTGGCCCAGGCCCAGGGCGTGCAGAGCCTGATCGGCGGGGTCGTGGGCGGGGCGTCCTCGCTGGTGGGCGGCTTCGCCCAGAGCGCCAACGCGGCGGCGCAGCTGAAGGCCAGCCAGGCCCTGCGCGGCTATAGCGGCGGCGCAGGCTGGGCCGACTCCGGCGTCGATGGCGACGGAAACAGCTGATGGCGCGGATCCCCGATCAACTGCCTCTGGACGCCGTGGAAGGGCCCCAGCCGTCCACGGCCGCGGTCGCGCCCACGGACTTCGGCCTGGGCGCGGCGGCGCAGGAGGCCGAGGCGGTCGGCGCCATGCAGAAGCGCACCCAGATGCTGCAGATCCGCGTGCAGGCCGAGGCCGACCGCAAGGCCGTGGCGCCGGACGTGCAAGCCCTGACCGGCGCCCTGGCCGACCAACTGACCACCGAAGCGCCCAACTGGAACGGCACGACGCCCGGCTTCGCTGCCGACCAGATCGCCAAGGCCCGCGCCCTGGCGGCCAAGACCCTCGCCGACAAGGCCGGCTATACGCCCGGCCAGCGCGCGGAGTTCAGCCAGGCCGCCGACCAGACCTTGGCCGCCCTCGGCCAGCGCGCGATCCAGCACGAGGCGGCGGTGCTGGGCCAGAACGCGGTCGACCAACAGGAGGTGCAGGCCAACGGGGCGATGACGGGCTTCTATCAGGCCTTCGCGCCCGCCAAACAGGCCCTGCTCGATGGCTATGACGGCTCGCAGAAAGGCCTGGTGACCGCTGGCCTTCAGGCCTTCGACCAGGCCGCCCAGACAACCCTGCAAAGCGTGCCCGCGCCCCTGCAATCGCGGATGCAGGCCAAGCTGGCGGCCATGCGCGTCGAAGAGGCGGCGACCCTGGGCGCAGTGGAGCAGCATGGGGCCGACGCCTATGTGCTGAAGAACGGCACGGACCAGGCCTATGCCCTGATCAACACCATCAGCAGCAACCCGGCCGCCTATGACAGCGTGGTGGCCAACGGGCTGCCCGCCATCGTGGCGACGGTCCCCCCAGGCCTGCGCAAGGACGCTCTGACGGAGTTTCAGGGCCTGGCGGCCCAGGCGCGCATCAACGGCCTGGTGACCGCCGGCAACTTTGGGCAGGCCCAGACCGAGCTTCGGGACGGCCGCTATGACGCGGTGCTGAAACCCGAGGTCAAGGACACCCTGATGGCCCGGGTGCAGGCCGAGAACCGCGCCCATGGACCGGAGGGCGTGAGCCTGGCGCTGCAAGGCATACAGCTGCGCCAAAGGCTGGCGGCCGATATCAACGCCCGCGCCACCACGGGCCAGAGCTCGGGCGTGGATCTGGACGCCGTGGCGTGGGGCCTGTCGCATGGGGCGATCACGCCGGAGGAATTCGCGACCTATCAGACCGCCGCGACCCAGGCAGACCGCAATTTCGCCCTGGTCGGCCCGATCCGCGACCAGCCGACCAGCCAGGTGCATGCCGCCCTGGCCACGCCGCCGCCCCAGCCCGCCGATCCGGATTATGCGACCAAGTTCACCGACTGGCAGACCCAGCAGCAGGCGGCGGCGGCCGAGCTGAAGGCGCGCCAGAACCCCGGGGCGCTGGTGTTCAGCATCAACACCGCCAAGGGCAAGGGCGCGGCCGGGGCGGGCGCGGGCCAGGACCGGGGGGCCATGCTCAATCAGGCGTGGCAGGCCTATTCGAGCGCGCCCACGGCCCAGGGCGGCCAAGCCCTGGCCAGCCAGTCCCTGGGCGCCCAGGCGCATCTGGGCATAGCGCCGGGGGCCTATCAGCTGATCCCCCAGGAAAGCGCCTCGACCCTGGCGGCCAGCGTGATCAACGCCGCGCCCGAGCAAAGGCTGGCCGCGTTGCAGAGCGTGGCGGCCCTGGTGCGCAACCTGCCGCAATCGTTGCAACTGCCCGACGGGTCGACCGTCTCGCCCCAGGCGATCCTGAGCCGCCAGCTGCAAGCGGCCCACCTGACGCCCATGGAGCTGTCGGCCATCGCCGACTATGAAACCGACGCGGCCAAGCTTGGGCGGTTCACGGCGGCGCTGAACGATCCGACCCTGAAACAGCCGATGGTCCCAGGCCAGAAGCTGCAACTGCAAACCGCCGTGCAAAGCGACCTTGGCCCCTATCTGGCGGCCATCCGCCCGCTGCCGGGCGCCCAGAACCTGGAACAGGCGCGCATCGACCGCACCCTGCTGATCGCCCGGTCGCTGATGAACAGCCAGGGGCTGTCGGCCAGCGCGGCGGCCAAGGCGGCGGCGGCCGACCTGACGGGGGGCTATCGCATGATCGACACCATGGCCATTCCCACGTCGGCCGGCATCGGGACGACCCAGGCGCGCAAGGGCGCGTCCTATTTGTTGTCGCAGCTGATCACCCAGGACGGCCGCAATGTGTTCGCGCCGCCCGGCTTGCCCGGCACGCCTGACGATCAACGCCGGCTCTATGCGCAGAAGATCGACGCGAGCGGGCGCTGGGTGACGCTGCCGGACGACAGCGGTGTAACCCTGATGGTCCCCAAGACGGACGGAAGCTGGGATCAGGTGTCGGACCGCTATGGGCGGCCGGTGCGCGCCACCTGGCCGCAATTGCAGGCCCGGTTCGATGGCGGAGACCTGAATGCCCCCGCCAATCCCTTCGCCCAGCCGCCGCCGGGCGCCGTCGTCGGGCCGGACGGCCAGCCCATGGCCGCCTTCTCCAAGGTCGCGGCCATGGGCGCCCTGGCCTGGGCCGTGAACGGCCGGGAAAGCGGGTTCCGCGGCGGCCTGGCGAGCCCGGCCGGGGCTCTGGGCCAGATGCAGGTCAAGCCCGAAACGGCCGCGCCCTATGCCCTGCGCCTGTTCGGCCAGCCCCTGGACGTGAACCGGTTGCAGCACGACGACGCCTATAACCGCCAGATCGGCACGGCCGTGCTGGCCGACGCGGTCAACCGCTATGGAGCCGGTCCTGGCATCGGCCTGGCGTTGGCGGCCTATAACGCCGGCCCCGGCCGCCTGGAGGGCTATCGCGACCCCAAGACCGGCCAGTGGCGCCCCGGCTGGCTGCAGACCATCGGCGACCCGCGCACGGGCAAGATCAGCCTGACCGATTTCGTCAGCCGGATCCCGAACCAGGAAACCCGCGCCTATGTGCAGGCGGTGCTGCCGGCGGCCCTGAAGCGTTTGCAAGGGCCGCACTGATGCCCGTGGGCCTGGCGCAGACCCCGCAGGTGGACCTCGACAGCCTGGAGCAGAACGCGGCCTATCTGCCCGTGCCCCAGGGCCTGCGCTATGGCGTCGAGGCCGGGGTCGGCGACATGACCACGCGCGCGCTTCAGGCCGTCAAGCAGCCGGTGATCGAGGCCGGCCAGCAGCTGGGGTTCGACGCTTCGGACATGTTCGGCATGGCCACGCCGCTGACCTCCGACCAGGCCAACGAACAATATGGCGTGCCCGGCTATCTGCGCTTCAATGAGGCGACGACGCAGGACGACGCGGCGTTCCGCAGCGCCCAGGCGCATGAGAAACTGTTCCGCGACAATGTGCTGGCCCTGACCAAGCCCAATCCCCTGGCCGATTTCGGGGCCGGCATAACCGGCTCCCTGCTCGATCCCGTGGGACTGGGCGTGATGGTCGGCACGGGCGGTTTGGGCGACCTCGCCCTGGGCGCCTATGACGGCGCGCGCGTGGCGGGATCGGTGGGCGCGGCCGTGGCCAAGCTGGGGCGTCTGGGCAATATCGCCGGCCAGGGCGTGCGCGCCTTGACGATCGGCGCTCTGGACAACGCGCCCTATGTGGGGTTCAGCGCGGCGCTCAGCCAATACGCCGGCGACGATTACAGCTTCGGCGACGGGCTGCGCGACATAGCGGCCGGAGCCATATTGCACACCGGCATGCACTTCCTGGGCCAGGGCGTGGAAAGCCTGAGCCGCATGGCCGAGCGCAAGCCGCAACCGCTGACGCCGCCGCCCTCGGACGCCTACGTCCCGCCCGCCGGCGTGCCGGACCCCGTGCGCGACCTGCCGCCGGAGGCGCGGCAAGGGGCCTTTACCCTGGCGCTCGACAGCGCGATCGACGATCGGTCGGTGGACGTGGGCCAGTATGTGGACCGCGAGGCCAATCCCCCGGGCGTCGGCCGGCTGGACGAGACCACGGCCGATCCGGCCATGGCCAGCTTTCGCCCCCTGGCCGACGATACGGCCGTGACGCCGCGGGGAACGGATATCCCCGTGCGCTATGGCCTGGCGGAGCTGGGCGACCTGGTCACCAGCCACGACGACGATCTGCAGCCGAACCCCAACTTCCCGCCCGAGCTGCAACCGCGCGACCGCGCCCGCGCGGGCGCCCAGGCGCGCAACCATCAGCTGGAGGCGGAGCTCAATCCCAAGCTGCTGATGAACGACGTGGGCGCCGGAGCCGGCGCGCCGATCGTGGCGCCCGACGGCGTGGTCGAAAGCGGCAACGGGCGCACCATCGCCCTGCGCCGGTCGGCCAACCGGGGCGGCGCAGCCTATGAGCGCTACAAGGCCGAGCTGGCGCGCCAGGGCTTCGACACCGCGGGCCTGAAACAGCCGGTGCTGGTGCGCATGCGCACCGAGGCCATGCAGGGGGCGCAGCGCGCGGCCCTGGCCCGGGAGATGAACGCCGACGTCACCGAGCGCATGAGCGCCACCGAACAGGCCATGAGCGACGCGGCGCGCATGCCCGACGCCCTGTTCGACCATGTGCGCGACAACCAGGGGCCGACCACCAGCCGCGACTTCGCGCGCGCCTTCATCGACCGCGTGGCCCCCGGCGACCAGAACACCCTGGCGGCGGCCGACGGGACGCTCAGCCCCGAGGGCGCGCGGCGGATCAAGGCGGCGGTGCTGGCCCGCGCCTATGGCGACCCGCGCCTGGTCGCCCAGGCGTTCGAGGACGAGGCCGCCCCCGTGCGCCAGCACGCCGAGGCCCTGGCCGAGGCCGCGCCGGGCTGGGCGCGGATGCGCGCGGCGGCGGCGCGGGGCGACATCCCCGCCGCGCTCGACATCACCGACGCCCTGCGCTCGGCCATGGACCTGGTGCGCCACGCCAAGGCCGAGGGGATCGGGCTTGACCAGCTGCTGGCCGAGCGCCTGGGCCAGCGCGAGCTGTTCGGCGGGGAGGCGATCGGCCCGACCACCGAGGCCCTGCTGCGGCTGATGTACCGCGACGAGGCCTTCAAGAAACCGCTGGCGGCGGCTAAGCTGGCCTCGGCCCTCAAGGACTACGCCCGCCAGGCCCTGGGGGTGAAGCCGGGGCCGGACCTGTTTGGAGCCGTCGCCGATGAAAACACCTCTCGCCAGATCCTCGCCGGCGTCGCCGCCCGCTTCGCCCGGGGCGACGCCGGCCCCCTCGACGTCCGCCCGCCCGGCCGCGCCGCCGAGCCCCGGGCCGCTCGGGATCCTGTCATCGACCTTCGCGAACCTGGCGGCGAGCGAGACGGGGGCGGACGCGGCCTATCACCGCAAAATGGCGGCGGCGCTGAAGGCGCGGGCGGCGGAGGTGGAGGGGAGCCCGGGCGCCAAACCGGCGACAGCATCATCGCCGCCGACCCGGAACTGAAGGCCCTGTCCGAGGATACGGCCGCCTTCGCGGCGGCGCACGGGGTCGATGAGCCGGCCGAGGATCGAGACAATCCCAACACCATCGCCGAGGCGGTGCGGGCGGCGGCGGTGTGCATGCTTGGAGAGGGCGAGATATGAGCACCCGCGCCTGCCACACGGCCGTGCGCATGGCGACCGGCGGCGTCTTTTCCGACGCCGAGATCGACGATCTGCTCAACCGCATGGCCGACCGCGCCCGCCGGGCCAAGGCGGCCGATCCCACGGCCGATGCGCGGGCGGCCCTGGCCAAGGCGGCCGGGGCCATGACGCGGGAGGAGATCTTCGCCGCCCTGACCGAAAAGCGATTGCGGGTCGCGGCCGAGGTGGCGCGCAAGGCCCGGCGGGATCGGCTGGACCAGCTGCCCGGCGACGCCAGCCAGCGCCTGCGCGCCTATGACGTGGGCGACGAACGGCTGGGGCGGTTCACGGGATCCTCCGTCGACGCCGAGGGCCGCGCGCGGATGATGAGCCTGTGGGGCCAGGTGCAGCTGGGGCTGGACAAGATGCCCGGGCTGGGCAGCCGGATCTCCAACTTCTGGGGCGTGGCCGAGAAGGGGCTGGATCGCAAGATCGCCAAGGAGCTGGCGCGCATCAACGGCGACGGATCCGTGGAGCCCACCGGCGACGAAGGGGCGCTGCATGCCGCCCGGGTGTTCGCCCAGGCGCTCGACGACAACCGCCTGGCGCAGAACACCCAGGGGGCATGGATCGGCAAGCTGGAGGGCTATATCGCCCGCCAGAGCCACGACCGGCTGAAGGTGGCCGGCGGCTTCTGGCGCGAACTGGCGGAAGTCGGCCGCCGGCTGCCGGCGAACAAGCGCGCCGCCTTCGACTGGAACGCCGCGCGCCAGGCCTCGGCCAAGCGCGCGTTCCGCCAATGGCGCGACTACATCCTGCCAAGGCTCGATCCCAAGACGTTCGACGGCTTGGAGGAGCAGGATTTTCCCGAAAACCAGGCAGTCGGCGACCGGGAGATGGGCCAGCGGGAGAATGCGGCCGAACTGGCCATGCGCGGCGTTATCGACAACGCGGCCGACCTGCGCGAGCGGATGCTCTACCATGTGTGGTTCGACATCGTGACCGGGCGCAACGAACAGATTTCCGGCGCCAGCGACCTGGGCGAGTTTCGGCCGCCGGCGTCGACGGCGCGGGCCGTGTCGAAATCGCGCGTGCTGCACTTCAAGGATCCCGACGCCTGGGTCGATTACGCCACAAAGTACGGGCGCGGCTCGCTGTTCTCGACCGTGATGGGCCAGCTGGAGCGCGGGGCGCGCAACACCGCCCTGATGCAGCGCTGGGGGCCGGCGCCGGACGCGGCGCGGGCGACCGAGATCGCCCGGCTGGCCGGGGAGGCCCGCGCCCAGGGCGACCCGGGCGTGGCGACCAAGCTCTATAGCGGCCGGCAACAGGCCGATTTCGAGGCCCTGAACGGGCGGCTGAACGTGCCGGAGAACCTGCGCCTGGCCATGGTGGCGCGCGGGATCCGCAGTTGGGAGGGCCTGACCAAGCTGGGTTCCATCGTGCTCAGCAAGGCCACGGACCTGCCCATGACGGCCCACGCCTTCGCGCGCGTGGGCGGCACGCTGCTGGGCGGCTATGACGGGGCGCTGCGGGGCATCGCGCGCCTGCAGGGGGCCGACGCCGCCCACGCGGCCGAGCTGCTGGACGTGGGCGCGCGGTCCTTCGCCGGCCATATCGGCGGCCAGTACAACGCCACGGACGGAACCCTGGGCTGGGGCGCCTGGGCCACGCGGCTGATGTACCGGATCAATCTGTTCGATTTCGCCAACGAGGGCGTGCGCAAGGGCGCGGCCGAGATGCTGGCCCGGCATCTGGGGATCGAGAGCGACCACGCCTGGGACGGGCTGGAGCAGGGCACGCGCGAGACCTTCGAGCGCTTCGGCATCGACCCCAAGGCCTGGGACCTGGCGCGGGCCGGGATCGAGCCGGCGGCCGACGGGCGCAAATATTTCACGCTGGACAACCTCGACAAGATCGAGCCGGCCGACATGCACGCCTGGGCCGGAACGCCGAAAAAGGGCCGCACGCCCCAAGCGGCCGAGGCGGCGCGGGCGGAGCTGGGCCTGCGCTTCCGCACCCTGATCCACGACTTTCTGGACAACACCACCAGCGAGCCGCGCATGCGCGAGCAGATCGGCCTGGCGTGGGGCACGCGCGCGGGCACGCCCATGGGCGAGGCCATGCGCGGGTTCAGCCAGTTCCGCGGCTTCCTGCAAACCATCCTGGGCCGCCACCTGGCCCCCGCGCTGCAGGGCTATGCCGGCTATGCCCCCGTGGCCCTGATGGCGCACTTCATCGTGGCGGGCGCGATCGCCGGCTATCTGTCGATGAACGCCAAGCTGATCGTCAAGGGCCAGGCGCCGCGCAGCGTGATCGGCGCCGATCCGGTGGAGACCGCCAAGATCTGGGCGGCGGCCCTGGCCCAGGGCGGGGGGCTGGGCATCTATGGCGACTATCTGTTCGGCGAGCAGAACCGCAACGGCCTGGAATTCACCCTGTCGTCCATTGCCGGCCCGGCGATCGGCGACCTGGAGCAGGTGGCCCAGATCGTGCGCCAGGCCGCGCACGGCGGCGCGATCAGCCCGACCACGGGGCGCTCCCAGATCCCCGGCGAGATCGTGCGCCTGGGCGCGTCGAACATCCCCCTGGTCAATCTCTGGTACACGCGCCTGGCGCTGGATTACCTGGTGCTCTGGCGCATGGAGGAGGCGGTCAGCCCCGGCTTCCTCAGCCGCTATGAGACGCGCACGCGCGAGGACGGCGGCGGTTTCCTGGTGGAACCCAGCATGGCCGGCGGCTAGCGCCTTCATCCGACGCCCGCGCGGGCGGGCGATCCTGCTGGCATGTCGCTCGCCGCCATCCTGCCTTCCACCGTCTACGCCCTGGCCGGCGCGGCCACCGGGCCGTTCGCCACGGTGTTCCCCTATGAGGCCGCCAGCGACGTTGTGGTCTATCTGGACACCGGCGCCGGCGCGGCGCTCCTGGCGCTCCCGGGCGACTACAGCCTGGTCGCCGCGAACAGCCTGGCGTCGGGCGGCAATGTGACCCTGACCGCCGGCCCGGCCGGCGGCGCATGGCCGGACGGATCGACCTTGACCCTGCAGCGCGCCACGGCCAGCGGCCAGCCCTCGACCTTCGGCGAGGCGGCCGGCTTCTCGCCCCAGGTCTGCGAGGCCGCGCTCGATCACATCGCACGCCAGAACCAGGACCTGGCCGCGCGGATCGCCCGCGCCCTGATGACGCCGATCGGCGAGCCGCTGCTGGTGTTTCCCGACGCCGCCCAGCGGGCCAGCAAGGTGTTGAGCTTCGACGCCACGGGCCAGGTGATGCTGGCGACCGGCCAGACCAGTCTGCCTGTGTCGGCCCTGGGCGCCCAGGTGTTGATGGCCGAAACGATCCCGGAGATGCTGGCGGCCCTGGGCTTCGCCCAGACCGAAATCACCATGGCCACCTTCGCCGCCCAGGCCGGGATCGTGCTGGGCCAGGGCAATGACCAGCCGGCGATCGACGCGGCCGAGGCGGCCATGGACGTGGCCGTGGCGGCGATGAACGCGGCCTATACCGTCGCCTACGACACGGCGATCGCCAACGGCCAGTCGGTGGCCCGCGCCCAGTTTGCGGGGGGACAGGCGGCCCAGCGCGTTCCTGGCCTCTATGTGAAATGGCCGGCGGGCGTCGGCATCGCGCGCAAGTTCCGTCCGCGAAACCGCTGCGGCTATTATTGCGATCCCGGCACGGTCCTGCTGATCCAGCGCGCGCCGCTGGAAGGCGAGCCGGATCCGGAAATCTTCGTCCAGAAGTCATCGTCCGCCAACGCGGCGTGCATGTTTACGGGCTTCACCCTGTTCGGGGGCTGGAGCTACGGCCGTCCGGGCTATAGCGGCGCAGGCGCGGACCAGGCCAAGGAAGCCGATCCCTATCTGTTCCAGTACGGCGAGGCGCCGGGCCCCAATCAGACCCCGGACAGCACGGCAAACTTCGGCCAGACCGCCATCCAGTGGATCACCCTGTTCAACGACGGCGGGGCGAACGACGCGGCCCTGGTCAAGTCCAGCCCAGTGCTGTCCAACGATCCGCGCGACATGCTGGCGGATCTCTTGATCGCCGGCTTCGGCGGCGACGCCTTCTACATCGAGGGCGCGGGCGGCAGCCACGTCCGCGATATCGAGAGCGTCGGCTGCGGCGGCCGGGGCGCCGTGATCAACGCCTATGACATCAAGTTCAGCAACCTGGTGCCGGGTTATTGCGGGCTGGAAAGCCTGCTGCTCTGGTACGAAGCCGCCTCCGACACGATCGAGGCCATCAAGGCATGGGGCGCGGGCTGGCGCAACATCGCGGGCCACAGGGCCGGCCTCGTCAGCTATGGCGGCGGCAACGTCATCACGGGCCAGGTGCAGGATCCCAGCGGCGACTTCGTTGTGTTCTGGGGGGGCGCCAGCAGCCATGTGACTTTGACCTGCGGCTATGCCTTCGCGGTGGAGGCCGACGTCGCCGCCAACAGCAGCCTCCTGACCCTCAACGGCGCGGTGCTCGCAAGCCATTTCGAAATCGTGGCCGCGGGGTTCGGCACCAGCACGTCGCCCATGACCTATATGTTGAAGACGACGGCCGACGCCTATTCGCGCCTACCCAAGGCCAACGTCGTCGAGATCGCCGCCATGGGCTTCTACAGCGCCGTGGACGCTCCGGCTAACCTGCAGGGCTTCGATCCCGCATGGGTCGATGGCGTGATCGACTTCAACGACGTCACGATCAACAACGCGCGCCTGACCAGTGTCCCGATCCCCGACAGCGCCGACCGGGTGGGCTTCTTCCTGCCGAGCGCGGACGGCGACCCGGTCGGCTTGATCATGGGCGGCCCCACGAGCGTCCAACCGGGCGACGTGCTGGCCATCTTCCAGCATCAATGGCGCATCAGCTACGTCAGCGGCGGCGCCTACAGCGACAAGATGACGGTGAGCGCCAGCCAGGCCGTCAGCAATCTGCCCTTCCGGCTGCCCAGCTTCACCACGGCGACGGTTCCGAGCGCATCGGCGCTGGGCGCGGGCACGCAGATCTTCGTGACCGACGCCGGCCCGGCTGGCGCCTACGGCCTGCCCTGCACCAGCGACGGCTCCAATTGGCGGCTTCCGGCCGGAACGGTGCTCTGAGGAAACGCCCATGACCGATGTCGCCCCGGCGCCTGGCGCCCTTACAACCACCACCCGGCTCGACGAGATCCTGATCCGCTTCGCCGCCGATGGAACCCCGGCGGCGCACCAGCGCACGATCACGGAAATCAAGGACGCCGCGGGCAACATCGTGGGCGGCTCCTACGCCACCGTCGCCCTGGACCCCGCGGCGATCGCCGGCCATGTCGCCGCAGGCCACGCCCAGCTGCTGGCGCTGAACCAACGGCTGCTGGCGTTCCTCACCCCGGCCCAGCGTAAGGCGCTGGAGCTTTAGCCGATCACCACCCCGCAACCCAGGGAGCCCCCATGTCCACCCCCGCCGTCGTCATCGATCTCGCCCCGATCATCAGCCAGGTGCTCGTGCCCCTGATCACCGCCGGCGCCCTGTCCGTCATGGGCTGGGCCGCCGGCGTGATCGGCGCACACTTCCATGTGCAGATCAGCGCCACCCAGCGCCAGCTGGTGGAGGGCGCGATCAGCAACGGCATCGCCTATGCCCAGACCAAGCTCGGCCCGAAGGAAACCATCCCGGCCAACGCCCTGGCCGCCGAGGTCGCCGCCTATGTGCTGCCCAAGATCCCGGGCGCCCTGGCGTGGCTGAAGGTGACGCCCGAGGCCCTGTCGCAGTTGATCGTCGCGCGGCTGCCCCAATGACCATCGACCTGGCCCTGGTCGCGGCCGTTGTCATCTTCGGCGGCCTGACCCTAGCCGGTCAGTGGTGGGCGCAGCTCCAGGCCCAGGGCGTGGGCGCGCAGGTCCAGGCCGGCAAGACCGACGCCCTGGCGGCCAAGGTCAGCGCGCCCGAGGCCCAGGCGATCGTCGACGCGCCCACGACCAAGATCGCCCTGATCGACCGCCTCAACGCAGGAGCCTTCTGACATGATGGTTGTGGCCGCGACGCTGTCCGTTTGCATCCCCGTGTTGATGCAACGCGGCCCCAGGCGGCCCAAGCTCCAGGCCCTGGGCCTCGGCGCCGTGGCCCTGTGCCTGACCCTGACGGGCTGCGCCTCCGCGCCCCAGCCCACGCCCCTGTGCCCGCCGCTGAAGACCTATACCCTGCAGGAGCAGCAGGCCCTGGCGCAGGCCCTGGGGACGCTGCCCGAGGGCTCGCCCATTCTGGGGGCCATGACGGACTACGCCGCCGCGCGCGCGGCCATTCGCGGCTGCCAGGGGGCGACGAAATGACCCGGCCGTCGATCGTCCTGCGCTCGCGGCTGGAACGACAGGCCCCCATGCCTTCCCCGCCCGCGGCCCCGCCCGATCCGCCCGGCGATCCCCAGGGCCAGGAGTCCCCCATGCCCGTCAGTCAAGACGTCAGCGCCGTCACCGAGCAGGTGGGCCAGCTCACCGCCCAGTGGCAGGCCCACGTCGCCCGCGAGACCGCGAAGGCGGTGTACGCGGCCGTCACGGCCGCCAAGACCCAGGCCGCGATCGACCAGGCGGCGGCCGTCAAGGCCGCCGTGGACGCGATCACGGCCCAGTTGAAACAGGACCATGCCGACGAGATCGCCGCCCTGCAGGCGGCCGTGGCCGCCGCCGCGCCGCCGGCGAGCGCCTGACCATGGCCGACGGCGCCGGCGTGTGGAAGGACTTGACCACCGCCGCCGGCTTCGTCCTGTCGGCCGTGGCCGGCGCCATGGTGACCGGCGTGTTCACCCTCAAGAACGGCAGGCCCGGCGGCGAGGCCGCGATCATGGCGGCCGTCACGGGCCGTGTCGAAGCCCTCATGAACGGCTACGCGGCCCGCATCGAGGAGCTTGAGCACCAGGTCAAATCGGTGCGCGAGGAAAACCTGCGCTGCGAACGCCAGGCCCGCCAGCTGGCGCAGAAACATTCAAGCCTGGTTAGCCTTTTGCGAAATCACGGCGTGGAAATCCCGCCCGAATTGATCGCCGACGTGTAG